ATGGTGTTCTAGAGCTAAATGATGGAGAGCTCATGTTTTTAATATTTGGGAATGCTCCAGCGTTAATCATATCGAACAGTTCTGTTCCATACTTATTAACCATAGGCCTTCTTACTACAAACTCCCCTGGGGTTAGCATTGCTGGAACAGTGTCTGAACCTAATGCAGAGCCACCAGTAGCCATATAGGACATAACTTTTCCACCAGAAGAAAAACCATTACCCTTAAGTGCATTATGAAGAGCCGTATATTTTTCTCTAGCAATTGGAGTTAGCCTATTAGCATCTTGTGGTGTAGCAGCATTTGCTGCATTATTATATGCATTATTATATTCAGTTAAGAGTTTTGGAATTCCAGCGGAAGAGTACCTCGATGGAATAGCGGCATTCATGTTTGCAGCTCTAGTTTTAATTTGAGAATTTTGAGAAGCCCAAGCATTAGGAGCTGTTTGTTCCGCTAGTAGGGCAGCGTTGGCGGCATCGGCAGCAGTTGTTCCACCATTATTATTACCTCCAGTATTTCCAGGAGTTGTGGTTCCTTCGTGAACTGTTTGTACTGTCAGAGTGACCGTTTGTGACTGAATTCCATTCCATGCATTTAGTGTAGCCTGAACAATGCCCAGTGCATCATTCATTGCTTCTTTATATCCAATGCTATTTGTTCTAGCCACATCAATATTGTTTTTAATCGTTTCCCATTCAATCCTTGTATTTCCAAGAACCTCTAGCTCATCAATTCTTGCCTGTAGTTCTATTCCAGCTAAACGGACTCTTTCCGTTGCTGGTTCTAGGGTATTTTCTTCAATTTCAAAAATTTGATTTGTAAGCTGTTCAATTCTCTCTTCTATCTCGATTCTAGATAATCCGTTTTCTCCTCTAACCGCATCTAGTGCAGACTGCCTTCCAGCATTAAGAGCATCGGTTTGACTAGAGAAATATCCAGATGCAGAACTTGCTCTTACGTCTTGAACAGCTCTTGCTGCTGCAGACAGGTCACCACGAGTAATGGCTTCTGCAACCGATAGCTTGCCTTTTTCTTGGTCTAGAACTTTTTGGTTTGCCTTGCGTACCTTTTCTAGTGCTTCTAGCTTATCGTCATAGGTTTCATTAATAGCATCCTCTTGGTCTTCGATACCCTTGAGATCTGCCTCATAGTCATCTATCGCATATTGAATTGCTGCTATTTGATTTTGAGCATCTTTAATAAGTTTTTGATCATCGGCTATTTTAAGTTCATACTCTAAGGTCAACTTATTTTCTTGGGCTTCAAAGGCTTCCATAGCCTTACTAAAGCCCTCATCAAAAACCTCCTGCATTCCTTCTGGAGTTAATCTTGCAGCTTCCCTCATTGCATTTTGTGCAGCCCTAAGCTCGGCAAGCATTGTGTTAAGCTGTTCTCTAGTTACGTTTCCAGTAGCTACTGCAGACGCCACAGCAGCATCCTGAACAGTCTCATAGGCTTCTGCGACAGAGTATCCAGCAGCTCTTAGCTGGTTAAACGCTAGGACCTGGTTTCTTGATTCTTTTGCAGATCTTTGCTGGTCGCTTACGTACTGACCTAAAGCAATTGCAGACAATGCCCTGCCAACATTTTGTAGTTGATCCTTAAATCCTATAATTTCTCCAGTTTGCCTATCAAAATTAAACAAGGTATTTTTTTGTTTTTCAAATTCTTCTGGGTCCATGCCAACTATAAGATCAATTAAATTTTCTTCAGCACCAAGTCTTCTCATGTCATTCTCAATTCCGCTGAAAAGATTAATGCCTGCCCCACCACCAAACAGTTTATTAATTGCAGCTGCTGAGGCCGCAAAGCCTTTGGTTACTCCAACTTGATTTTTACGAATATCCCTTAGTTTTTTCAAAAGGTCGTCTAGTGAGGATGCTTGCGGTCCAGACCCACCGCCACCGTCCATAACGTCTTCTTCTTGACCCGCAGTATTATCTGTAAATAAGTTATCTGCTACATACTGCTTGGCCGCTGCATTTGCTATTCTATCTGCAACCTCAGCGTCTGAAAACTTTGGAGACAATGCTGGGTTTGCAGTTCTCCAAGCTTTGACTTCGTCAACTGCTATAACTTCTTGCTTAGATAAAAAGACTTGAAGATACTTTACTTGCTGTTCTGGCTCTAGGCTATCAAAGAATGCCTGGTCTTCAACAAGTGCATCCATGTCTCCAGTAGTTATAATTTTTTGTTCTACAAGAGCTTCTAGATTAAGCTTTCCTGATTTTGCCATCTTATCAAGGTCTGTAAACTTTTCTTGCAATTCGTCTAGCTTATCAAAATTTGCCCCAAAGAATTCTAGCATCACATCTGCTTCAATTGATTGCCCATCAAAAGTTGCCAGCTGTTCCAGGGCATCGAGTGTGCCCTGAGTCTTTTTTGGATCATTGATTTCTTCAATATCTATGGCTATTTGGTAAGCTAAGTCTGGGTTGTCTAATGCTGTGAATACTTTTTCAAGTTGTGTTAGTGCTTGAGGACCAACCTCTGTACTTATTTTAGTTAGAACTGAAAGAGTTGTTTGTCCTTTTCCAGTTGTTGGATCGAACATCTGCATTAAACCGTTAAAGGTTTCGGGCGAGATGTTTCCTGCATTAAGCTCTGCCAAAAATTGAACCTTTGCTTGCTGGAAGCCTTCGCCCTTAGCTCTTTCTCCCTCAGATGCAAGGAAGCCTAGCCCCATGCCTGCACCCATACCATAGGTAATATCCATGCCAGCAAAATTACCTATAACTGCTGAGGAGCCCTGTAGTTTATTAACTGCTTCTCCAGATGTTGGGGCTAGAGCTGATGCAGAAGTCGCAAGCTGTGAGATTATTGCCTGTTGCTTTGAAAAGTCAACTCCTACAAAATCTGTTTGCAGAGCTGCAGATTTTTGACCGTATAGCGATATTAAACCTTGTCTTTCTTTTTGATAAGCTTCTTCTGCGGCAAGAGCTTCTTCGTACTTTCCTTGATCAAATAAAATATCAATATTCTTTAAATTTGCTGCATCAAAGGCATCAATCAGTTGCTGATTTTCATCATAGAAGCTTGTAATAATTGCAGATGCTTCTCCCTCTTTTTTAGCAATCTTTTCAATATCCCACCACCAAAGAATATCACCTCCAGTTAAATCTTCCGACTGAAGAAGCCCGCCTGGTCCAGCAATTCCAGAAGTAGAGCTTTGGATAAATTCTGTATATATCTGAATAGTATTTCCTTCAAGAACCTTTCCGTCTGGGCCTACTATAGAATTAATTGCAGCATTAATGTTTGCAGTTATTCCGTAGTCATCTAGTTTTTGACCTAGAGACTGGGCAATACTTTGAGCCTGTTCTTTGCTTAAAACTCCCGTGGCTACTGCTGTTACCAATTGTTTTTGTAAAGACTCTATTGCTCTAGACCTTCCAAATGCCTCAGTTTGTTTTTCAAATGCTTCCAGCATTTCTGTTCCAGATTCGGACTGAACAAATGACTGACCAAAAGTTGTTTTTCCTGTTTGAACAACAAATGGAGAAAGTTCCATTTCTCTACGCTTGTTCATGTATTCGCTAGGAGTTACGGTGCCAGCCATTTCTGCGAATTTAGCCATTGCCTCTTTACCAGAGCTTAGGGATCTTGCTGTTTCAGCACTTTCTTTTCTAACTCCCGCTATAACATTTTGAAGAATTACAAAACCTGCTACAAGTCCAACAATCGCTGCTGCCATAAGAGCAAACTTGTTTGTTAACATTGGAGCCATCATTAGTGGTAGAGAAAGCATTCCAGCTATTTCTGCTCCTGGGCCACCAGACATTCCGTACATCATTGCACCCATACCGACTGCTGATGCAGCACCCGCAACTTTTCCAGACATTATGCCTCTGCGGCTATTTGGATCGTCAGGGTCTAATTGTTGTCTTGCTCCACCAGCAACTATTGGAGGCTGAGGAGTGTTCCTTATGGCTGAGTTTGATCCAGCTGCAGCCGCACTTTTAGCAGCACCTGCTTCAGGACCTGTTAAGACTTTTCCAGTAGAGTCTACTACCCTATTTCCTCCAAGATTTCCAAGACCAATAGCGGCACTTCTACCCAGCTTTCCAAGAAGTCCAGTGTTCTTATCTATGTCTCCAACGACTACATTTTTTATTACGCTGGTTGTGCTAGCGGCTAGTGCCTTTGTGACTTCTCTAGCTTTTCCAAAGCCAGCTCCAATTGCATTTCCAAATTCTTTACGTTGGGATGGCGTTGATGGTGTTTGCTCAGGAGACACGCTCATTGGGTCAAATTTAGGTGGTGCAAGTTTTCCAGTATATGAATTATTTTGAGTTTGTCCGCCTGGAACACCGTCAAAAGATCCAGGAACTACAAATCTTCCTATTCTACCAACTTTTCCAAGTCCAGGTATGAATGCAGACCCGCCACTTCTTATGCTATCTGTCGATGGTTTAGAGAATATAGTTTCGCCCTTAGCAACTGCAGTAACTCTATTGTCTGAAACACTGCCGCCCTTTACACCAACACCAGCTGGTTTGGCAACACCAGTTTGAGAGTTAACTAACCCATATCTAGCAAGGTCTTGTTCCTGTCTAGCTACTCTAGCAAGAGCTTCTTGAGCAGCAGGCCTGAAAGCTCTAGGAATACTCTTCCTACTTCCATTAATCCTTTGATCTGATGGTATCGTATGAGCTAGATCTAAAGCCCTAAATAAAGCAGGATGTGTTTTTAATAACTTACTCCTAGCCTCTGCATATACCCTATCCATTCCAATACCGCCGCCTCGATTATTGGCATCATCTTGTAAGTCAAATACTTTACTAGATCCAGACTGGCGAATTATTCTTTCTACTTCTCTTTCTAATGCTGCCCTTCCAGCAGAAGAAGCTTTTTCATCTAAGCCACCAATTACGGCACTTCTTGCCCATTTGTTGCTTCCTACCTGGTTATAGTTTTGTAAAAATTCTGACGCTGGGGCTCCAGTGCTGTACATTAGCCTGTTTATATCTCCCCTTATTCCGTTCATGAAAAGGCCAGATCCAACTTTTCTACTTTGTCCGTCAACTTGTATACTTGCTCCACGGCCAATGTGGGCTTCTTGAGGTTGTCTTGAATCTACTCTTCCTACACCAGTCGCATCTTTAATAGAATTAATTATTTTAGTATTGCTAACGCCAGCTCTTGAAAGTTCTCTTAATGCAACTTCGGTCCAGGCACTTGGGTTTGGTGCGGCTGCCATATTTCGAACAATTCTTTGTGCCTGAGTTAAAGTAAAACCTTTATCCCTTGCTGCATTAATTATTCTTTGTGCGTCTGTAGAACTTCCCCTTGTTTCAAGCTCTCTAATAGTGTCAACAACTGAGGCGTATTTTTCTTGTCCTCTGCCAAGATACTGTGCTGGCACACTTACAACACCACCATTGTATCCAGGAACACCCATTTTCTTAAATAGTCTTGCAACAAAGTTTGATCCAGTGACACGAACAGATCCTAGTCCAGCAGCTCTTAGTTCACTCTTTAGTAGTTTAGCTACTGCAGGGTCTCTAGCAATAATCTTATCAATTTCGCTAAACTTAAAACCACCAAGAGTTTGTGTTTCTATGTATGGAGGCTCTAGGTTTGAGCTGTAACTTCTTTCCCCAGTTTTAATTGTTCCAAATGGGTTTCCAAATCTGTAATCAAAAAGGCCCTGATCTTTTTTAGATGCCCCACGCATTGCTGGGAAATCCATTTTTATTGGTGAATATGGAAGACCTGCCCAGTTTGGTCCGCTACGACGGGTTCCTTCTGAATCTCTTGCCCTAATATAAGACATAAACGAGTCGCCAGGATATGCGGTAGATCTCTTGGCTACTGAACCCTTGGTTACAAGGTCAATGTTTCCATATCGCTCCATACCAGAACCTTCTCTGGTTCCTGTAGTAACAGCATTAAATCGTTTTCCTTTGCCACCAAATAGTCTATTTACAATAGATGAAATAATTGGAGTTCTTGCATATCCATATGTAGGTCTTGCAGCTGCTGGAGTTGTTTTTGGATCTAGCCCAAATAAATCTCTTTCCATTGAAGAGCGAGCAATTTTCTGT